TTAGGTTTGATAGAGAACCCACCCCCTTTATATCACACCCCCTTTAAACTCTAACAAAAATTTAAAATAAAAAAGCACAACAAAGCTACAAATTTATTTTTGTAACGATTGCTATGCTATACTATCATACTATATACACTACTACTATACTACTACTATACTATTCTTCTTTATCTCCTCCCTCTATTTCTTCTTTCTTATTAGTTAAGAACTTATACAGATGACTAACTACTACTGTTAAGTATACAGTTCCAATGAGTGTTATTAGTTCATCACTAATCATACCTTTAAAGACAGTCATACCTGCTACATAAACAGATAGGACAATTAACTCTACTGCTATTCTTTTTCTAACACTAGGTTTTAAAGTACCTGTGTCTATAAACTCTAGTGCTAAACTAAGCACCTGCATAAATACTACTAAACCAATTGCTCTCAATGTTTCAATCATTATATTTCTTCTCCTTTATTAGTTTTCTATCTCGTACGTTTGTAATGTACCAGTATAACAATATCCGCCATATAACCATTTACTGCTAGGAACTGAATCAAAAAATGTGGCTTGCCAACGCTTAGGAACGTATGAACTATAATTATCATCTCTAACTTTGTATAAAGTCATATAGTTCCCTTTAGCTTTACATTGTAAGTAGTCTATCCCATTCGGTTTAGGGTTGTATATGATAGTATTATCCCAATTCACATTATCAGGTATTTGTTTAATGTCCTGATAGTATTTAATTGTAGGGTTGACAATTTGTGCAAAGTTTTCAACTTCTGCTTTACATTCAAACTCTTGTGTAACTGGATTAAAACCTCTCGTTTCAAACTCTTTATGTATATTGACCTTAAATGCAGAACAAAAAGCATACTCTTCGCTGTAATAAAAACCAAAGTTAGCGGACACCTCTCGCATTCCTTGTTTGCCCTCGTAGAAAGTCCAATCATAATATTCCTCATCATGTAATCTGAATTCAGTCCCTAATGGTTCAGAACCCTCGAACATCATAATATTTTTTACTTTCCACGAGCTACCTTTTTTAGCTCTCCAACGCATCGTTCGTTTACTCAAGTCAGTTATAGGACTTTTACAAGTGAACACAATTGTACACCTATGCCATGAAACATCTTCTGAATCAATAAACTCGTTCCAACTAACAAAACCGTCAGGACCTGATGGATGCAAAGAACCATTGACATAAAAGGGTTTACTTGTGTCTATAAAAGTCGAGTCCCCTGTTCCTGCTCCTATAAAGCTCTGTATATCTCCTTTTATAGAAGAAGTTGTTCGCTTCATATCCCATTGTAAAGTGTAAGTTTTGCCTGCTTGTAAAAAAGATAGTTGATTGCCAATAATGTAATCTTCTTCATTTTTATTACTAGGACAGTTAAAACCATAATACCCACTTTCATAAGTACCTGAATCAAAAATATCTCCGTTAGCTCCAAAAGTTTGCCATACCGTTCCGCCTGATTTTGTGAAGTAGTCTTTAGTCCACAAATCCCTACCCTGATTAAAAGGGTCAACAAATACCCAACCACCCTTGAGCAAGTTTTTGTATCCTCCACGTTTCATTGTAGGTACTTGCATAGTTTCTTTGAACATTTCCCAATAATCAACTTTAGGTATATTAAACTCGATTTCCCTACGTCCTAAGCCTATAAGGTCTAACGGGTTGTTTATATGTACCGTTTTACCGTTTATTGTACTATCCATTGTGTAGCCCTCTCATTCCGTAACCGTCAATTATAAAATCTTGACCGCTATAATTTAATTGCGTTGTTCCGTCCGTCCAACCTGAAATGTTGTTATTAATTCCACAGTTCATTAATACCCCTGCTTGAACCATTGTAATTTGTTTATTTTGTGGACTTACAAGCATACCTGTTTTTGTAACGTTCCATTTGTCCTCTCGTATTTCTCTCCAAGTGTAAGAACTAGGGTTTGTACTATCTTCTAGCGTGTAATCTGTATATTGACCGATGTAGCTAGGACGGTCTGCTTTTGTTGTTTCGTTTTCGCTTTGCATGTAAGGAGTTGGTGTTTCTCCGTGTTCAATTTTATGTCCTGCGACCTCTAAACAACCTTTAACAATAGCTCCATTATTAAATCGAAAATACATTGCAATCTCTTGGCCTGCTTTAAAACTACCTGTATAAGACTGAATTACAAATTTTCCGCCTGTATCGGTTACATCTATTATAACAGGAGGTATTGTTGTGGGTTTATATGTTTCAACAATAAATTTACCGACACAACCAGTTTTTACTTTAACAATCATAGAAAGTGAATAAATACCGTCTGAGGGAATAGTAAAACCTTTAGCTATACCTGCGTTATAATTTCCGTTATATGACATCACAGTCAAGCCATTATAAGTACCGTTCTTGTCCCAAGCGGTTGAATTCCACCAATCGCCACTGAAGTCTTTACTTCCCTCCAATAGATTGAATCTAGGATAAACAGTTGAAAATCTATCTGCACCGTCTGAACTATAAGCCCACGCTGTGTGAGTGTATTTTCCACCCTCTTGTGCTACTCCTTGCGTTCCGTCAGTAGATTGTAATAAACCACTAGAAAGACTAATAGAAACGTTACACAACCATTTTACACGGTATATCTTCATCTCTACATCAATATATCCTTGAGCGTACACATCGCCCTCTTTGTAGCTCTGTAAGGGGTCAGCATAATAAAACAGACAGAAGTCCATTTCTTCGTCATAATATAGACCGTTATAAGTATATTTGTTACTGAAAAACTCTATATACTGTTTTTTGCTCATAGCTACGCTTATTATATCTTTACTAGGGTTTATCAACTCAACAGGGTTGTGAATTAATAACTCCTCGAAATTTAACCATGAAAACATTTTATTTATATATCCTTTCTATTGTGCATAAACCAGTCATAAAATCAACCGAACGAACTCCGCATTCCCCATAAGTTAAGTTACTTACGTTCGCTTTTTGCCCCCACCAAAATAGCTTGGTATTGTACGCAGTTGCATACATTTGAGGGTTAAACTTAACTTCGTTATACTTGATAACTGGGAACAGTTCTTCCACTCCTAGCGTTATCGGCCTAGCGTTTGTAGGAAAATCAGCGTAATTCTTATCTGTCATGATAACATTACCTTTTAATTCTCCATTTTTTGGTATGATACCCCACGCACTAGCAAATTCCGTTGCACTTGCCGGTATCGTGAATTCTCCGCTTTTGCTCCACTTTCCGTTATTTTGTTGTTGAAATAACCATGCTTTTTTAGTGTTATAGTTAGCAAAAAGAATTTGCGTTGGTACTGGTCTAGTTCTTGAATTTTCGTATTCTCTAAACCAATCTTCTGTACTTCGCTCTGTTCTTAATACACCAGTAGCCCAAATACTTGTTGCACTAGAAACCCCTTTGAGTTTTTTAGTGTCCGTTTCATTTAGTTTTGGTTTATAAGGTGCTAAAACAACACCAGTAGGAAAAGACACGCTTCCAGTCCATTCATTCATAGAACTATAATTTGTTTTTTCACTAACCCTACAATTCTCAATGTTATAACTTGCACGCATTTCATTCGCGTAGCTATCAAACCCCCAATCAGCCCAATAAGAACCCATGTTGTAACCTGTGTTAACCATTGCTGAACGAAGTAGTTCATCTACTCTGTAACGTTTATCAGCTTGTTGGTAATAATACCCCTCTATGATGTTACTTGCTATTTCTCCGAAAGTGCAATCAATAGCCGTGTTTGCGTCAGTAACGTATAGCGGTTCTTGGTTATCCACCCAAGCCTTTGTGTCGCTGTCAAAAGTTTGTCGCTTGTCTGTGAACTGTTCAGGATAAATGATGTTACCAGTCAAATCAAATATGCCATTATTTCCATTTATAACGTGAAATTTTAGTGTTCTACCTGCTTCGGTGTCATAAGTATCAGAATCAATTCCAATCAATACACGCTGACCTAATGGACGACTATAGCACCAAACGGCTTCTTGTTTGCAAATTCCTCTTTCCTCTAAGTAAAAGAGTTCTTTATCAGTTTTAGAACCTACCCAAGTATAAACTTTATAATCAACGCTTTGTGGTGGTGTACCATCATAAGTCCCTGAAAATGGTGGTGTTCCGTCATCTATGTTAGTTTTTCGATAGCTATCAAATTCATCTCTATCCTCAACAAACGGAGTGACCTCTCCACCTTGTTCAATCTTAGGCAAATACACTTCAAATTGTACAAAATTGCTTGTCTGCGTATAAATTTCTTTTACATCTAAGTATTGATTAGGTTGGACTTGGTATGTAGCTACAAGCTCATTTTTAGTACCGTATAGCAGTTTTAGCTGTACCTCTAGTACATTTATACCTGAATTGTATAAAGTTCCTGACAAGCCGTATTTTTGCCCTTGTGTGAGGTTAGGGGTTACAAAGTTAGGGTATAAGCTAGGATATTGTTTTCTTTCATAATCTGTACAAAAAGCAATACCGCTTATTTTGTTCTCTCCTTGTGGTTTAGTTATGACAGAACCATAACTAAAAGGTCTATTCCAGTCGTCAGGACATTTTTTTCTTTGCCAACGCTTGCTTGTTTCTGAACCTGTCGTTCCGTCTAACAAATAGATGTGTTGTGGCAAAAATTGAATTGTTTCGATACTCTTCAAAGAACAACGTTGTACAATGTTCCAATTAGGTTTTTTAATTGTGAAATCTCTACCTGTGTTAGGATTCCAACAATACGCTTTAAAAATAGTCATTCTATTGCTAAGCCCTCCACTAAGTCTACTAGTTCTTTTTCTGTGCTTACTTCGTCCACTTTTTGTTGTTTAAGTTTCACATTTGCGTCAATATAAACCCCCTCGATTTCCATTAGTTTTAACAATGCTGAACGGTCTGGTAGTTTATTGACTTCTGTAACTGTTCGCCCTGTTTCTGTCTTCCGTCCGTTTGCGTTGTTTTTGTATTGAATGACTGTTTTTGTTTCTTTTCCTCCAAAAGCTAGGGTTTTTAATGCCTCTAGCATTTTTTTATTTTCTTCTTCTGTCATAGCCATTAAATGAAATAGTCCTCACTTTCTTCGCTTTCTAAGAACCACCACATCAAGTTAATTAAAGCGTCTGCCAAATCGATCTTGTCTGTATAGCCCTTTTTGATAATACGCATTAGCCCAAAATCGTTTATTTTCGTTTCTGCGTTCATTAAATGCACCGCTAGTAATTTACTATCAAAGTGTATTTTACCTTCCTCCATGAGCTTTTGAGTGGCTTCTAGGGTATTAGATAGCTTAAAACTGTTCTGCATTACTTTGTTATAAAATTCAATGTCATAAGTTTGTTCAAATTTATCAATGAAATTCTTGGCATAGTTAGGGTCATAATTCAACGCAATAGGAACACTACCATTCATAGCACTCATAAAAGCGTCCCACGCTTCATCTGACATGTTATTAATGCCTTCGTGTGTTATTGTTTCCCCTAAGTGTTTAAATTTATCTTCTGCACTCTCTGGCATGATAGGGATAGCTTTAAAATAATAGTGTCCGTTTTCTCTGTAACCTATAACAGTACCCCAAACATCGCCACGCACAGAAAAATCTGAACCAATAGCAACCAAACGACCCTCAAAGTCTAATGGCGGTACTAGACACTTATCTACAATTTGTTTTGTAAAGATTGTAGTGCTGTCAGTCATTGATAAGTTAAAGCGTTTAGTGATAATTTTAGCCATTTTAACAGGGTTACCGATTGCCCCTATAAAGTCCTTTTGAATGTCCTCAAGTGTTAAAGTGTAACCTAAAGCGGGGTTTGCTTTAATGTATTTAGAACTGTCTTTTACTTCGTCGTAATCGTCTAAAGCATAATAGAAAACCCAATGGCTGAAATCATCATCTTTTACCCATTCTTTCCAACTTTCAAGCTCATCATCATAAGCACCGCCACGAATAACGTTGTTTGTGGTTGAAATAAAAAGCGTACCCTTGTTTTTTCTTAGCCCCTGTCTAATAGTGATAAGAGGGTTCTTTTTAAACGCACCAAACTCATCTATAATAACAAGTTGTTCGCGTCCACCGTCTAGCGTATCTTCATTACTAGCATAGATAGAAATTTCTGTTCCTTTGCTTTTTAGTATCGAATTATCTTTTACGATTATTTGCTCTTTATTTAGTTTAAATTGATTTTTAAACTTATTAATGATAGTACCTTGACAGTTTCCCATAGCTCTAAAATGCTTCATCAAGATTTTTTCAGCTTGGTCTTTTTTAGTAGCCATTAAAGCAATAACACTATTAGGCTTAGGAAACAAAAAGAGTTCAATTAAGGCTATCATAACATCAAGAATAGATTTAGCGTTTGAACGTCCTACAATTACGACAAACTCGTCAATCTGATAAGGCGTGCAATACATCAAAGTAAGTACCGCCTTGTGATAAGGTATGATTTTAAAGCGTTCGTTATTAGGCAAAGTCATAAACTCCTCAATGAAGTTAAAAATTTTCTCCGCCTTTTTGTATTCTATTTCATGCTCGATTTTAGCCACTTTTTTCTTTAGCAGCTTAATCATTTCGCCGTTGTCTTTCTCTTGTCCTATCCAGTCTTGAATTAAACTCATTTTTTACATCTCCTTATATTAAGCCCTCCGCTATAATTCTAGCATAGTCTATTAAATCCCCGCTTCGTTCCATTCCTTGGTGGCATTTATGGCAAAGAACTTCGGTAGGTACGTTTATTACCTCTTTATCAAAGTCATTGACCTCTAACATGTCATTGTTCCATTGTAGTGGTATAACGTGATGACATATTAAGTGCTCTGTACTCCAACACTTCTCACAATGTCCTATCCTATTCTTTTCTCCACGTGCCTTTTTTATCCATTTAGGGTTATTATATAACTTACTTTTAGTATAAATCAACGCTTGTTTAGTTTTACCCCATTTCTTTCTAGTTTGTTATAAATTTCGTTCGCAATTCTACGACCGTCCGCACTAGATTGTACGTAAATTTTGATATCTTGTTGTGAATTGTCCTGTGTTCCAATGCTAGGCGTTGCTGTTGTGCCTTTGGTTGCTCGTGCATAAGGTTGGACCGCATTAACTGCTCTGCTGATTGCTTCCCTACCACCTGCAAAGAATTGTAAGTCCAATGGTAACTTTCCATTTCTTGAACCTAGAATTTTTTGACCTAGTGATGTAGGTTCTTTAACTCCTAGAGGGTCAATGTTACTTGTTAGCCAATGAAAGTCACTAAAAGCGTCGCCCCATGTACTGTTCTTTCTGAAGCCTAATGCTTTACCAATTAAACCTGTATTCCCTCCGATTCTACGTGAAGCACTCAACAAGTTTTCCACGGCACTATAAGCGTCATTAGCCCAGTTATAAAGTCGTCTAATTTCGCTAATGGCTGAACCAATTTTACCTAAGAAACTACCGATAGAAGTGACATTCATTTTATCGAATAAGTTATTAACTGCGTCTTTTGCGTCATTAACTGCGTCTTTCATTTCGTCTTGGGACACTTTACCGTCATGGTTCTTGTCAATGATTTGTGTTAATGCACCAACTGCTTTACCTGCCATTTGACCTAACTGGCTTCCGATAGTGCTTGCCATTGTTGTGGCATTGTTTCCTAAGTTACCCATGTCAATGCCTGTATCTCCTAAGCCTTTACGGAAACCGTCCAATGCACTTGTATTGAAACCGTTGGTAATCATTTCACGAATTTGCCCCCAAGTGCTAGGACCTGAAGCAACTAATTCATTCCCTTTCTGTTGGAACAATTCTAAAGCTCGGTTCATTACATCTGTACCGATTGCACCATTTTCCATAGCTTGCTTGAACTCTCCCATACCTATGCTAGTATGGTTAATTTCGTTATATGCTTGAATCAACATATCACGGAACTGTGCACCCAAAGCTGACTGCATAATTTGGTTAAAATCTTGAGCGTGTAACGTACCAGAACCCAACGCTTGAGCTAAACCATAAGCAAATTGTTTCTGTGTGTCCATTGTTAGCCCTAAGCTGTCCCCAACAGCATTTATTGAATTAACAATTTTAAATGCTTGGTCGCCTGTTAGACTAGTATAACCTGAAATGGTAGACCCTAACTCGTTCAGGTCATTGCGTTGTGATTTTAGAAGTTCACTTCCTGAATCAATGTATGAATTGAAACGTTTGTAACCCTCTGCACCGTCTGACAAAGTAGCTGACAAGCTCTTTTGTGCCTGAATTTGACGGTCATAAGTGTTCATTAGATTGTTAGCAAAACCACCAACTAAATCAGTAGCTTGCGAAACTGCACCAGTAACAAGCCCAATTCCTGCATTAACTCCGCTCACTACGTTCCCAATTTTTGAGAAAGTTGAAAGCATGTTAGAACCGTAACTTTTTACGCTATCAAACGCACCAGATAAGCTGAACTTATTGCTCGAACCAATCTTTGAAAGTTCTGTGCTTAGTCTAGTCGCTTGCGTTTGTGCTTTGACTAACTGGCTTTCTAATGCCTGTACTTGTTTTTGTGTAGCACCTGACATCTTAGCATTTGCCAACGCTTTTGTTAAATTATCTACGTTCTGTTTAGCAAGGTTTAAAGCTCTTTGTGTTTCTTTAATACCCTTGTCTTTCATAGTCACAGAACCTGTTATTTGAGCGTTCCTATTAGTTTCTTTAGCTAGGCGACCAATATTATTAATTTCTCTTTGTGCTTCCCTAGCACTACTTAAAACGCCTTTAGTGTCTAGTTCTGCCTGAATGACATATTTTTCTTTAGCCATTGTTTGTTATACTCCTTAATTTACGCTTAATCGTTTTAGTTTTGTCGTCCATTTCGTGAGTGGCTTTTACTAGCGTTTGTCCATAACGTTGATGTAAGTGACGGTCATGTAATAAGACGTTGAGCATTCTCCAACTTTCTTCCTTGTCTTTAAAACCGTTAATAATACCAATGTTACCACTCTTAAGCGAACCGTATGAACGAGTAACTTGTTTGGTAATTTTTTTAGTGTCAAATTTTGCACGATATCCTGAAAAGTCGCCACCTAATGAACTTTTGTAACTACGTTTTACTTTGTTCTGATTAGAATTAAAAGCGTCTACCATTTCTAACCAAGCTTTTTTCATCTGTTTCTCTGTGAACTTTTCTATTCCTATGAATTGCTTATAGGTTGCCATAATTTTACCTCCACATGTTCCGATTTTTTTAGCTCTTCTGCGGTTGTTTTTTTCTTCTCTTTAGGTGTCAACGTTGAAATTAGTTTTAGTGTCCACCCTAAAGGTCTATGACTATATACTTCGTAGGGAACTCTAAAAGCCGTCATAGCACTAACAATTGCAAGTGTTGTAATTCTTGCGTCTTCCCTTATTTCTTCTTTGCTAGTGCTATCGCTTTTTTTGTTTCGTCTACCAATTGTTCCATGAGTTCGGCAACCGTAACAGGCAACAAACCACCAATTAAAGCTCCTAGAATTTCATCAAGTGTATATTGTGGCGCGCAAGCCCAAAAGAACAATGCCAAACTGTGATAGTCACGTTCGTTCAAATCTCCGAAGTAAATTCCGTTATCTTCCATACGTTCTAATGCTTTAAAATCAAATTTAAAATCTTCTTTTTTCATTTGTGTGTTCTCCTTATAAATTAAAATAAAAGAGTGGGAACTATTAATTCCAAGCCCTCCACTCTTAAAAAATTATAACTTAATGTCTTCCTCCGTGAGTGGTTTAAGTTCATTAAACAACTTTTTGAAAGCAAGTGCATGTCCACTTGTACCAGTTGCCAATTCTTTGTCAGATACTTTGAACTTAACAAACAAGTGTTTCATGTTCAATATTGAAAAGTCTCCAAGTGTCACAGTTGCTGTGTGTTCGTACTCTTTACCAGTTGGACTTTCTTCGTCCGCTTCGGCTGTGTCACTTGGTGTTGTAGCCTGAACACTTGGGTAGAATGTCGCTTTATACCCAGTTCCGTCATTGTCGCGATAACGTTCAGCATAAGCGAAGCCATAAGGTTTGTAATTCGTTGGGTCGTCAATCAAGAAATTATTCCATAAACTAAACCCTAAAGCATGAATTGCGAATTCATCAGGCAAATCATACGACTTAACTGTAATTTGTGTGTTTTTAGAACCTGCGATTGTACGATAAGGAGCGTTAAACCCTGCATAAAAATTTTTGTTTTCTTGATTGGTTTCTGCTTCAATACCACGCAAGCCTGCGATTGGAATTCCCGGTTTCAACCCTTTTGGGTCTGTGAACACTACCCCATACCCCAAACCGTGAGTCAATTCATTTTTTGATGTATATGCCATTTATTTTTATCCTCCTACTTTTTCCCAAACTTTAATAGCACCGTCTTCAAGGAAACCACCACAAACCAAAACAGTACCATATACTTGTACTTTGTTATGACGAACATCTTTAGTCACTTTAAATTCTGGTACCAAGTCCCCTGCTAAAATGCCCTTATAAGGGTTAATAAGCACCTTGTCAAAAGTGTTACCCTCTCCGTCATTATAGTGCTTAAAGCTCAATGTTTCAATTTTAGTAACTCCATTAACAACTGGTGTGAAATCATTTTCTTTTACAAAAAGAACATCATCGCCTGACTGTGAAAACTTATCAGCACTTGCTTTCTGTTTGACAGCCCCAACAATTGAACTTGAAGCGATTGAGCTATGAACTCCGCCCCAAATTAAATGGCTTTCGATTGTTTGATACAAAGTATATAGTACCGTATTCAATGCACTTTGTACACCGTCAGCAGTTAAATTTCCTGAATCAGAAAGATTAATACCAAAACCAAAGCCACGAGGTGTGAAGATTTTATAACTCGTTTCATTTACGCTTAACACGCTATCAGTTTGCCCTTGTTCTTTAGCTTCAGGAAAACCTGTTAGATTGACCGACTGCAACAAATCTGCCCCAACTTTAGGGATACGTGACAAGAGAGGGAACTTATCGCCAACGTCCCCCCCATTTATCACATTCTCGATTTGTTGAGCATAACGGTCTGTAATATTAAATTCAGCCATTATTTACTCCCTTTCTTATTTTTGTACTCGTGATACTTCTTCAGTCACTACCCGTTTTTTTTTAGGTATGCTGAACGGTTTTTACCACGGATAGAACCACCCACAAGAGTTTCAGAAAGCCATTGTTCAACGTTATAACGTAGGTCAAAGTCGTTGTAGTTTTCCATGTTCAAATCTCCGATAAGAACGTACTCATCATGATTGTAAACTGCTACTTCGTCTTTAGGCATCCAGACACGAGTTTCAAGGTTAACCGCCCCAAACGATTGAGCAATTTGTGCTTTTGTCGCAAGTTCGTTGAAACGAGAGTGACCGTCTGTTCCTTTAGCTTTACGCAACTCTGCAAAAGTTTGTGGACTCATAACAATTGTGATTGCGTCAGAAACTGAGCATTCAGCAACTGCGTCAGTAATACCCTCAAACAAGTCTTTATACTCAATTTGTTTTGTCCAACCGTCTGTGGCAGTTTTCAAACCATAGAAACCGTTAGAACCGTCAGCAGAACCAAGAATCATGTTGTATTCCACTTTTTGGATAACACGATTTACCATTTCAGACATTACATATTCAGACAATGCACCTGAATCATTTACACCTCGAACAGTTGCTTTGTCCATTTGCAAGTATGCTTCTGCCATTTGTGGACGTAGTGAGCGTTTAGTAGCCGTTTGAGCTTTGTTCTTGTCTGTGCCTGCTTTGAAAGTACCTTGTAAGAAAGTATCATCTACACCGTCCTCTGCAAGTGTCAAACCTTGGAAACGTGCTTTCATAGCACCGTCATAAATACCTGACTTACGTGCATATTTAGAAGTGATAGACCCTAGAGAGTTGACAACGTTCAAATCTGAAGCATTAGCAAATTCACGCAAGAAACCTTGTTCAGGCATTTCAGCCATTTTGCTACCAAGTTCGCGCATAAATTTACGCTCTGCGTCTTGAGGTTTTTCGCTAGGGATAGACGCTTCACGTTCTTTTTTAAGTTCTTCGCGTTCTTTGTTAAGTTCTTCTACTTTAGCTTCAAGTTCACGAACTTTTACACCTGCTTCGATTGCTTGTTTCATGATTTCTTGTGTTTCGTTTGCACCCATTTGTTCTTGTTCTCCTTTTTCTTCTTCTCTTACTTTTGTCACTTTAGCACCTTTATTACTTGGTAACGGAGTTAGTGACACCTCCGTGATTGTAACATCTTTATAATAGCCTACTCCGTCAATTTCACGAGCTTTTACACCGTTAGCATTAAAGCCAACTGATAAGCCTGTTTCTTCGATTTTTTCGGCTGTGTATTGTTCTTCATCAACGTAACCTGTCAAGATTACATTGTCCCCCTCAAGATGTACGAACCCTGAACCGATTTTTTCTCTATGACGGTTAAGGATATCTACTCCGTCGCCTGCGTTAGCAATGGACTCAATAACCGTGCCGTGTGAGTCAATCGTTCCCAGAGGGTTCGCTAGCGAAAGCGATAATAGTAACCTCATTACTTTGTCCATAAAGCAATTCTCTAGGCATTCCATACTCACTCAAAGCAATTTCAATTGCAAGGTTTGCGTCATTTTGTAGTGAACCGCTATAATCTGGCTGAATCTGTTTGATGTCATCATCTGAACCAATGACCGATACACCGTTAAATTCTCTAGCAAGTTGTTGCTGTTGTGTCAGACGTTCTCTTATTCTGTCCCAAACTTCTTTTAAACCACTAGAAACTTTGGTTTTCCAATAGATTTTAATTTGAGCCTGTGAATCAAGACGTCTACCAATACCATTACTAGCCATTCCAAACATTACGCCAAACCGTTGAGGACTAGCACCATAAAAAGGGTTTAACAGCATTTCATAGTCATTTGTTCTAATAGTGACTTGTCTGCGGTTCGGTTCTCTAACTAAAATGTTAAACTGGTCTGCGTTCACTCTTTGAGCGTAATACTTGAAACCACCATACCAAACACGATATACTTCTTGACCTTGTAAAGCCCAAAAGAATAAGTCCTCAAGTTTGGACGCTTCCGAATAATCAACATTATCAAAATAGGAAACTAAGCCCAAGAGTTTACCTAGTAACAAGTCTGTTGTAGGGTCTTGGACCGTGAAAGTTGAAAAGCTCACATCTTCCGCTCTGCGTGAGAGATTAAATAAGCTCATTCACTCCTCCTATTTTACTTCTCCTGAAGCCATGTCAATCTTGCGACCAAACTCTTTTTCGATTTCTGCAATGAACATTGTGTCAACTGGCAAGTTAAGTTTAGCCCATTTGTTTTGATAGTTTTCCAACATACGCATTGTGCGAATATGGCGAACACTTACACCGTCAGAAACATACCAATGTTTAACTTTACCGCTTTCGTCTAGTCCTTGAATAAGGTACATTTTAATCATTCCTCCTATTTGATTATTTTGGTTTGAAGTTCCAGTAACTGGTTTATTAAATAAGTCAAGTTCTGCTTGTCTGCGTCGTACTAAACCTTGTAAGACTTGACCGCCTGCATTACGATACTTCGGAATCATTGAAGCACAATAAGCATGACTGAACTCTGCCCAACCGTCAGTAACAAAAACATTACCGCAGTTATAAGCCAATGATACTAAGGCGTCAAACTCATTTTGATTTGCTTTGCCTTTTACATAAGCGTCAACCATAGGTGCATACTTATTATTGATGTCAATTTCTAGCTGACTATCTGCTTGAGTTTGTGTCCATGTTATACCTGCCGTTACTCCATAATGTCCCCAACCGATAGTGTACATTTGTTCCCACGGTACTGGTTTATAAGCAGTCAATCGGCAACCCTCGAACTCTTTAATCAAATTCAAACCGTTTTGTGATACTTTGATATTACCACCTCCAATTATTATTGTTGTTTTTTATAAGGGAACAACTAACCCAAATTTTCGCAATATGTCAAGATGTTATAAGCGTCTGCCATATTATCATCTTTGCAATTAGAATCAACCAAGCCTGTTTCCTTTAAAAGTTCTAGACTTTCTTTTTTGCGTTGTTCTCGTTTGCCTGAAATAAGATGAAAGGCGCACCACTTAGAGTTATCAATAAAAGTATAACCATTTACTAGACCGTCAATAGCACCGATGAAATAACCGTTACAATTAGCCAATGTAATACTGTGCTTTCTGTTTCTACCCATAATAGGTGTTTCAATAGCCATGTGATAATCTTTTAAATCAAACTCATCTATGATATCTTTTATCGCGTTCACAATGTCAAAGGTACGCTCCCACGCGTTTTTCTTCGAATTATATGCTTTAATAGAACCAAAGTACAATTTACCGTCTTTTCTAAAGGCGTACCCTGTTCCCTCGTCTTTCTTACTAGCTGTGCTAAAGTCAATAGCTAAAATTTTTTTCATTTCTGCCCTCTTAAATAGGGAGGCTATAAGAAGTCACGACTGCATAAACATCTTTGCTTGTTTTGTCAACATTTAAACCATAGTCAGTCTTAGAAATAAATTCTAATACTTGTTTTAGTTCTACTTCGTCATTAACAAAATAGATGTTTTTTTCTGCCATGCTTTTTACCTCCCTTATTGATTATGGTATTATTATAGCATACCCATTTTTAGTTATAACTTTTATTATACCAACAAAAGATTTAGATAGTTTACAATTTGATTAAATAATTTGTAACCAAAAAATAATATATTGGTTACTATTCCCGCGGTTGAGCGATTCTTCTACTTTTGACCCTAGTTTTTTTACTTGATTTTAAAAAAGCATGTGTTATAATAAATATATAAAATTTGAATACGTCTAAGACTTGTCTGATGTCTTAGAAATTGAGTATATGAAAACCGTACTGAATAAGGCGCCCTAGTTTTTTTACTTGATTTTAAAAAAGCATGTGTTATAATAAATATATAAAATTTGAATACGTCTAAGACTTGTCTGATGTCTTAGAAATTGAGTATATGAAAACCGTACTGAATAAGGCGCGAGTAATGAGTTAGGCAAAGCGGTAGCCCTGTGTGATGTCACTGAAAGCAAGTTTCAAACGCTCCCCCAACATAGGCAAAGTTAAATAAGAAGTTACCGCTTGGGTGTTCGTCATAGCCTAATTGACGTGAGGACTAATTGAGTTACTAGCGCTGACAGATTGATTAGTTCAAGAGGGGGGATAAAAACTGCGTTTGCGTGGATAGTTATACCCTTTATTAAAGTAACTAAAAAGAAATATTTGATAGCTTGAATTGTAACATTATTTCGGCTATAATTAAAGCATAGATAAAAAGAAAGAGGTTTAAATATGTTTATCGTTTATTGGATAATGTCAGCTATGTTTGGAATTGTAGCAAACGTGGACCATTCTTTATTTGGTGTTTGGTTCTTGTGTTGCCTAGGTAACTTTATTTTAGGTTTAGTTGATTTAATAAAAGGGGGATATAAAGATTGATGGTTTTAGAAATTTTTATTTTTATAGTTTACTATTTACTTATAATCGCTCTCGTTATTACACTATGGAGGTTTTTCAATTGACAATTATTGATGATTTAAAAGCAATTAATAAAGATATCAAGAAAACAAAAGACTGGGAACAAATGGTTCAACGTGCTAAGTATTGGCTAGTTAGATTAAAAAATATTTATCCTGATTATGAATTTAAAACTTATTTTACACCCTTACGTGATAAAAATATCATCTTTATTGATTATGAATTAAAGGTGGTGTATTAAAATGAAAGACTTGTTTGAACGTGTTATAACGGCTAAAGAATTACAAGAAAAAGAGGACTTCAAAGGAGGGAATGAGTGGCTTATAGAACACTTAATTCCACGAGGTCAGGCAGGTCTAACAATTGCACCGCAAAAATCTTTTAAAAGTTCTACCACGTTACAAATGGCTTTAAGCGTAGCTAAAGGTGTCCCCTTTGGCTATTTTAAAACTAAACAAGCGAACGTGCTTATAATTGACAATGAAGATACTGACTTCGTATTGCACCAACGGTTAAAGGCTTATAATGATGTACCTGATAACTTGCATTTCATTACAGGGGGAATTTTCAAGCTAGACAATACAAACCACATGAATGGGCTTTATAAGTTCATCAAAGAGAACAACATCAAGTTTGTTATTTTGGACAACTTAAAAGACATGTTGACAGACAGAAATACACTAAATGACATGTCAAGTATGAATGACGTGCTGAACAACATAACACGATTGAAGTTACTTTTAAACGATGTAACATTTTTATTGATTGCTCACGCTAGAAAAGACACGAATAATCAATCACTTGAGGAAAAGAGTTTTCGAGTTCGTAGTACACATGCTTTAGGTAGTTCGGCAATTGGTGCATGGTTTGAGTTCTGTTTATGCCTAAGCCCTAAAATGGGGAAAAGTAGCAAGTATTCAATTTTGACCGTTGAAGCTCGTAACTATGCTTATGACAAAGAAGTGTGTCTAGGTTACGTAGGGGAACAATTTCAAATCATAGACCCCACAGGAAACAAACCAAAAGAGATACTGGAAGAAGAACAAAAAGAGGGGGAAGAATACGAGGAAACAAAAAACGAAGCAGAAAGTCTTTTAACAGCATTGCAACAAAATGGAAAACTAAAAGAAATTAACGATTAACCGTTTTGTCTTTGACATTACGGTTTTTCTTTTGTATAATTAAGTCATCAAGTTAAGAGAGGTTATAAAATGAAAATTGCACTTGAAACATTAAACAAAATCGTAGTAAGACTTCAACAAAAAGAACCAGTGACAAATATTGAAAAGGATATGCTTCTAGGGCTTTTAAATAGCGTTCTAAGCTATTATAAACAAATCGAAGATATTTCTATGCTAGATGTCTTAATCGTTCTCTATGAGCGTTTAACAGGCATTAAAGCAGATAAAAAAGAAGAAGTGACACGCTTCGTTGAAAACTTTAGTGCAAAAGGTCTTGTTAAGTTATTAGACAGATTAGAAGAAAAAGGAAAACGTCAAAAAGAAAGTAAAGTAGATGACACGTTTATCAATGAAACAAGAATGTACTACAAAGTAGTAGCAAACAAAATCAAAGAAAGAGGTATCAAATAATGGCAATTGAAAAAGTAGTATATTATTATGATGACGGAACAAAAAGAGAATATCCGCCACGATTGACAGACCTAGAACAGTTAGAAGAGTTCAGAAACTCAAAAGCTGATGTAACAGAAGTATATGACTTCATGCAAGAATATTTAAGCAAGTTTGAATCTAAGTTATCTTTGTGCTTTAAATATATGGTTGATAACCTAGGCATGGAAGAACAACAGGCAAACAATACGCTAGAATTTTGGTGTGATGAATGGGGTGTTCAAAACGTCCACTTTATTGCAGAGGGTGGGGAGTGTAAAATTTGTGGCAAACAATGCGACGCTAAAAAATTGTTCTGTTCAGAAGAATGTTACAAAGATTATATTGAAATGAAATATAATTGTAATTGACATAGTTAAAAAACTTCGATATAATTAAGTCATCAAGTTAAGAGAGGGAAATAAAAATGATTAAAGTAATTTACTTCTTAAAAGACGGTTCAGGTGGTTGGACTTATGAAGTAAAAAAATTAAGAACCGCAGTAGAATGTATTAGAGAAGATATGGAAGAAACAACCACGATTGCATTGGCAGTTGTATTTGATGAAAACAATGTAAAAATTTTGGAGGTTAAAAGATAATGGCAAAAGATTATTACGCAAATAAATATGGTATTCAATTAGAAGAGTTTCTAATCTGGGGAAGTGAATGGGACTTAAAATTTTGGCAATATAACTTCACAACTGGGCAAGGTTTCGCTTTAACAAACGCTTTGAAGTATATTATAAGGGCAGGGAAAAAGCCTAATGAGCCTTATGAGAAAGACATGGGCAAATATAACGATTATATTAACATGGCTGTCAAAATGGGCTTTAAACAAGTTGAAGCTGAAAACTGGGTAGCACTTCAAAAATCAATTTTTGAAGAGTTCAAAGGTAGAAAAGCAGAACTAGAAGAAATCAGAAGAAGAGAGGAAGCGAAACGTGTATAAATATTGTGCTTTAAATCGTCATAAATTCTTATGGTTTAAAACTTTTAAGGATATGGCGAAACACTTCGGTGTTACTGAAAGTTATTTAAAATTATGGCTGAATAAAGACAAGCCTTTAAATGGTTGGTTTATTAAAGAGGTAGATTATTTTGATTCTGAATTGGAATGACTTCAATAAATGGCGAGAAACTAGCTTAGAATATCATAAAATGCTAGGCGAACATAATTATACTAATGCACTAACATTCTTTGAGTATGCTAGGCAATACTTTAATAGCAAAGGTTTCCCACCTCCTGAAAAGAAAACAAAAACAGGCAGGAAAGGAAAATACACGCAAAAAGATAGCAAAGAACAATTAAAACAAATACATGAATACATCGGAGGTATTAAATAATGGCATTAACAATTAAACAACTAATTGAAAAACTTGAACGAGTAGAAGATAAAACAGGGGACGTATTTATTGAATTTCCAAGTGAATTTCTAAGCGTTGATACTGTATTACTAGACAATGCTGGCGACATCACTTTAATTAATAAAATGGCTTCACATCATTGTGATTGTCAAAAATGTAAAACAAGTGAAATAGAACTTTAATAGCTTAGTAATTGACAAAAGAAAGCAAACACGTTATAATTAGTTATACAGTTAAGGAGGAATAAAAAATGTTGACTTTATTATTAACAATTATATTTATTTGGCTTGTATTTAAAGCTGTTGAAAATGTTGCAGAAGAACTTGGTAGATACATCAGAGGGTTCTTTAAATGGCTATGGAAAATGTACAAAAAACACATTAACAAAGGAGTGAGCCTATAATGGAAAGCAAAATTCTAAAATTAATCAATGAAATTGAAGTACCAAAAAGCCAATACAATAGCTACGGAAAGTATAATTTCAGAAACAACGAAGATATTCAAACGGCTTTGAAACCTTTGTTATTAAAGTATGGACTAATGGAAGTCGCAGGGACTGAAATGTTAGAAATGAACAACGAACTGATGTTACATGTCCATGTTGAGATTTTTGACCCTGAAAACCCTAACGACGTTACAAGTGGCGACGGTTGGGCAGTCATTGACGTCAATAAGAAAGGTATGGACAAGGCTCAAGCTACTGGGGCTAGTCAATCATACGCAAGTAAATATGCCTACGGTCAAGCGTTGAAATTAGATGATACAAAAGACGCAGATAGCACAAACAAAGGACAAAACAATGCACAACGTCCTAAAGCAGTACCTAAAGCAAGTTATCAATACAAACTAAGCGACTTGAAAAAAATGGTAGCAAATAAAGAGATGTCAAGCGACCGTGCAAACGAGCTTTGCAAACAAGGAAAAGTAAACATGAATGCTTAATACTTGACAAAAGAAAACAAATAAGTTAAAATTGAACTATCAAATAAAGAGAAGGAACAAAAAATGAAAATTATTGAAACTTTGAAAGTGAACGAAATTAACACAAAAGAAGTTGAAACTGCAAAAGGAACTAAAAAAGTTCTGTCATTTAAAGCATATCCATTTGAGCATTATATCGGTGGTATTTGGTTACCTGATAGCGTAAATTATGGCGACATCGTAACTGTGTACATCGACCAAATTAAAGCCGAAACAAAAGGGGATAAAACTTACTACAACGCTTCATTTGCTAAAGTTACACCAGAATTTAACCTAAACCGTGATAATAACGAACCACAAAATAACACGGTTGACTTGTTCAGTGGTAATACTCCTGTTGATATCCCTGATGAACAATTGCCATTCTAAAGGGGTTCATCAATGGGATATGACTACGAAATGATACTTGATGAAGTAGACAAATTAAGTCTACAAGGACGAGTAGAGGAAGCGAAGGAACTTGTGAGAGAACTTGTTCCCCCTCTGTTCGCAGTTGATTTTACTAACTTAATGGAATTAATCGAAAGGAATACATACAAACTATGAAAATCAGTAAAGAAAAACTCACTTTTTTAAAAAATGCACCAATTATCACTTTGGAACTTATTCATGACATGTTAGAGGTAAAACAACACATCAACAATTACCAACGTAACACAAACAAGAAATACGGTCTAAACTTTGAAAAAGACGAAGTAATTAACCGTGAAGTTGCTGACATGATTATTATTAACACGCTAGGAAAGTTAAACATGCTAGCTGAACAATCTTATTTCTTGCGTTTGGTTCGTAATACAGAAGCAAATAGCCCTAAAGTTCGTAAAGCTGAAAAGTTTGCCGAAAAAGCTATTCTAGCTGATAAAATTGTTGAAAGTCTTGATTTTATCTTTTATAACAGTACGATTAACTTTGATGAAGAATCACTTTACAACTTCATTAGAAATCAAAATGTCCAAAATCTTGAATATTTCAGTAGTAAAGGGTTTCATGATTGGCTTTGTAATCGTGTTAAATGGTTGTTAGATACTTACAAAGGGGAATAAATGATTAACTTACAAAATAAAAAGCTAGACATCAAAGAGTTTTTACAAGAGTTAGGCTTTACTGTTAGTTTAGACTATGAAAGAGAACCAATGGGCGTAATGTTTGCTGAAATACACCCTATTGTTAGTCAAGTAAGCAACAATTCAACCATTTATCAGTCGTTTAGAACGCTTGAAGTAGAACTAATGGTAATTTGTACCGAAGAAACAGAAAACAGCTTATATAGGGCTGTACAACTCTTGAGCGACGAGCATTATATCTATGCCAATACAATCACAGACAACACAAATATTATAAAATTAAGAGGTAATTACTATGATTAATGACAATACATTGAATTTTATCCGTTTCTCTAGTGGTTTTAATAACTTAAAAAAAGAAGAACTCGAAGCATTTGCTGAAAATGAAATCTTTGAACTTAATGAATACAACGCAAGTGAGGGAACACAAGGAAAATACTTTTACACTTTAGATGATATCAACACAAACGGAACGCTTAAAAGCTATATTATTGAATGCTTGGAACTTTCACTTCAAACACGATGGGGGAACAACTTAGAATACCACATAGACCGAAAAACAAAATACTTGAACAAATTAACAGGAATGCAAGCGTAAGAAAGAGGAACTAAAAAATGAAACTTAAAAACCAAATTAAATTGCTTAACGACACTTTGAAATTACATGATGAAAAAGTTGACGAACATTTTCCAACAGATGAAAGTAAAGTACCTGCTTATGCTAAAGCTCAATATATGGACTTGTTTAGTATGCTTCAAGAGATTGCTAAAGCGTACGAGTTTACAGCAAGATTCCATAAAGCCTCAAGAAAAGCTCTTGAAATTCTTGTTACCAACTTAAATGAACACTCTGAAATGGTCAACGAAATCACGGACAAAACAAATTATAAAACTTGGACAAAAGAACAAGATGAACATTACACAGGAGTGTTTTACTACGATTTGCATAAAACAGTAGAGGAAACAATCGAAGAAATGAAAGAGGTGTAAATGGTTTACGTTGTTTATATTGTGTCATTCATCTTGTACAGTTGGTTCTTATTCAAATCAGGAAAGAAACATGCTGAAAATAAAGATACGATAAAATTAGTTATAACTGGGAAACCTGAACAAGTTAAGGAAGCTATTAAAACTATAAACGAACAAAATTATTTATTAAAATAGAAAGTGAGGTCATAACTCTTCAATTACATGCCACTCAAACGAGTGGTTTTTTGTTTGGTTGTTGATGAGGTACCACTTGCTATATAACGCCCCTGTAAGCTCACAGATTGACTTGTATTGCATTTTAAGTAATTTCTAGGATAATGACAAGGAACAGACCTAAACACGCAAAATAGAACGATTTAAGAGCAATTATATCATATTTTTTCAAAATGAAAAATGGAAAAACGTCTCTTTATAA